GCATAAGCCTGGGCCGCGGCCTCACGTTCCGCCAGTTCCTGGTCATCGATCACCGCTTCCGGGGCAACGCCTCTATTGATCTCCGCTACCCGGCGTCGGATTTCGATGGTGGGATCTTCGATTTTCACTAAAAGGCCACCTTTTTGACGGGCTTACCGACCATCTTGGGGCGCGGGTTGCGACGCACCGGCAGATTGTTCCGGGGAGTGCTGGCAAAATCCTTAACGTCTGACGGCTTCATGGAAGCGGCCATCTGCGCCGAAGGTGTCCCGGGTTTGGGCGCCATCTCTCCTCGCTGGATGGCATGGGCCATTCCTGCGACCTCTTGCTGCTTTTGGCTGACTGAAGGCATGATTGCGTTCTCCTGGGCGGTATTCTTGGCGGCCTTTATCCGATGGGTCATGTGGCCTCTCTTGATCCCCAAATCCGTTCCCAACCGCTCCGATATGCGTCGGATGAATGGCGCACCGTGGAGAGGTCGCCCGTAGGCGCAGGGGGCTCACCATTCCATCCCTTCTCGGGTGCCGCCACCTGACCGTTAACCACATTCTTGAAGACCTCCCGGCCCTGCATCTGACCGTCCGGCCCCTTCCCATCGAAGGTTTTCATGGGCCACCAGCCTCGATAACCACCAGTGTCATGCACTACGCGCCCCTCCTGTGGCATAACTTTGGACTCGCTGTTTAGCCTTTTGAGCTATCTTGCGGTAATTAGCCAAGTTCACCTTATTGCTCACGCTGGGCAGCAAGACGCTCACCGCGTTGGCCCAGGCGTCACAAGCATGACTCGCTAAGTCCTTTTCCGGCTTGGCGTTCCGGTGCACATTGCCAGAGTTATCCGTCTTGAAATGCCAGCCACCCCGGAGCCCCTTGTCCAAAAGCACGTTGTCACCGGAGAGCAATACCAAAGGCTCTCCCTGACTGTCGCTGTCCTGCAGAGCATGATCTATGTGGCGCTTCATGGTTTCCCACTTGGAAGGCCCAGGCTCGAAATAGAGGTAAGGGGAGTTCGTAAAATTGCGGAATTCCTCTTCTACCACCTTCATGGCTGATTCTTTCCGGTTACTCTGGTCAGGTTGCGCCATGGTGAAATCTCCACCAATCCGCCAAGAGAATGGCTTGTCCTTCCAGCGAGGGGAGTTGAGCATGGGAAAAACCAAAATTTTCAGCAGGGTACGAATGTCAGAACCTTGCAGGCGCAGGGTATCGAGGAAAGTCAGTCGCCCCGTCTTGGTGATCTGCCCCAAGACACAGGCCGGGGTATGCCAAGAGTCAAAGAACGCGAACGACACCAAGCCCTTAGCGGGAATCAAGGTGATCGCCTGCCCTTGCGGGTCCAGGAGAAGATGGCGGCCGCGCTTGTACTGCGGGGTAACCTTCTCGCCCTTGGTGATCGTGGCGAACTGTCCCAGGACATACCGCTCATACGCAGCCGGATCGTTCGCATACATCTTCTTGACGGCCTGGCGGGATTCTTCTTTTAAATGCTGGTTCTCACCATAAGGAACATGCCAAACCTGCTTCTGTACCAGGGGGAACTCAGGATCAAAATCCTCTTCCTCAATGAATCGTTTGAAAGTCCAATGCTCTTCGTCGGCGGGGTTCATGTCCACAATAAGGCGCCCGGGTGTACCCTTATGGCGAAGTGCCCGGATGACCGCCACGTTGTAAACCTCTTCCGATAAGCCGGCGTTGGCCTTGTCTGAAATAGGGGCCGGCTCGTTAAGCCAAATCAGGGTGTAAGCCGAAGAGCCCTGCAGTTTGCTGAGGCTGGCGGGGTCGTCAATACCGAATAAGTCCACCTCGATCCGAGGATTGGTGAATATGGTCAGTTCTTTAAATTCATTCTTGAAGCGATAAAGTTTGTTGGGGGGAGTATCCGGGAAGAATTCTTGAAAAAACTCCTGAATGGAAGGGACAATACTTAACTTGATATTCTCTAAAGTGTCCCGGACAATGGCACATCTGATAGGAACACTGCAACGACCTGCATGGGCCATCATAGCGCCGATACAGCCAAATGTCTTTCCCTCCCCCAAAGGAGCGATAAGTATAGTAATAGTCTTATCCGAACGGATAAAATCTTTAATAGTTGGAGAAAAATTAGAAAGCAGGTCGAAATTATCTTCCATGGCAAAAGCGATACCAAAGAAAATAATAATAATCCAGGGTCAAATCACCCTTGACAAAGCAACAAAACTATAAGTATTTTAGGGAAAACTATAAAGATAGGTGGGATAACTTTATGGAAAAAAAATATTCAAACAAAAATCCAGTTAAAACCAGGAAAGTCATTGTTATTAATGGATCATGTTACATCTGTATTCCTACAGAATTTGTGACACGATTAGGGATACAGCCAGGAGATAAGATGGCGATTACTGCCGGTGAGATTTTGAAGATGATGCCGGTGAGGGAGAACTCAGGTGAGATTCATTGAAAAGCGGTTTTATCGGCCGGATGAAGTGGCGGCAATCCTGGTATTGTCTCGCCGCACGGTTTATCGGATGATGCGGGACGGCCGTATTCCTGGGGTTAAGTCTGGGCGCGGTCCTTGGCGTATTCCTATGGAGAGCCTAACCCAATATCTTCCCCATTCAGAGGGCCACCCACTATAAAAAGGAATTATTTTCTTGATAAAAGCAGGGAAGATGTACCATGATTAAAGCATGGTTAAGAATCTTGCGCTTTGGACCGCCTTTTCGCTATCATTTGGTTTAAAAAATAGGCGTTTGTATACTTTGCAAATGCAAAGTTACAAACCGAGATCGGGGGAGCAATAAACCTTAAATGCTCCCCCTAAAGGGGGCATGGTTTTGGTTAAATACTACTTATTAGGTTTTTCTTCCTTAATTTTGGGTTTGCGCGGCTGGGGTGGAGTAGCCAGCATCTTGCGCAAAACATCGTCTAACTTGGGGTCTGTTTCGCCCTGCTTACGCGGTTTCTTCTCGGTCATTTCGGAGCCCTCCGAAAATCAAAAATCTAAAGATTATAAAGTAAAGGCTGAAATACTTTTAAAGAAAGCAACTGATACATTTTATAATAACTTAGACGATTGTGAATATGGTATGCCCTATGCTTCTGAAACAATTCTCAAGACTATATTAAGGGAGATGGCAAAACTCTATCTAATAACTCCTCAAACGCTTGAGATAATTTTACAATTTTTGCCGAAAAATCCTGAATATCATGGGGAGTAACGTGTTTTGTTGGATTGTGAAGCTCATTAATATTGCCTGGAGAAGCAAGGCTAATTCTGATTAGCTTATTAGAAGTCTCTCCATAACCAGCTTCGGAAATCCAACGGGCATGAACATATTTATTTCTTTCTTTGTTAAGCGTTCGCACGTTAGATAAAATGTTTTTAATTTCTTTATTAAGTGAATCATCTTGCACAAACCAGCGGTTTAGTCTTTCGAGAAGTGTGATTTTACTTGGTAAACTAACAAATTCTTTAAAAACGAAATCAGTTTTATGGTGGTTAATATGATCATGGGGAACTTGAAAGAGAAATTCCATCATTCGCATGAGTTTTGTTTCAAGTTCTCCCCAATGTCCAAGCATTAGACCAAGTGCGAGTGCATGATCTGGGTAATCATCAAGAACCATGTGATAAAAATACTTTTTGGACACGACTTTTCAACACCTACAAGGAGTAACTAAAATGAGCACTCAAGCCAAAAGCAAAAAGGATTTTCTTAATGAACGCCTTTCGGGATTGACTCCTTTATGTCGGGATAATCTATTACTTTGGCCCCGTCTGGTAGTGGTATCAGGTTATGGTCATCCAAAACAGTTATGGGTATTGGGTACTCTAGAACAAAATCAGCCGGGACCCCATCTCCAGGAAATACCTTTTTGTGGGGCAACTGCGTCAAGCAAATTATTCGCTCTGGCCTTTTCCATCCTTCGTTTGTGTTGTAAGTCCAGCTTGGCACAAGCCAGAGCTTTCCTTCATGCTCAATGGTGTCGATGTAAGTATAGCCTTCAACAGTAGGTGCCTTGTCTCCTTCAATGTATTTGGTGTAAACGAGAACAGCAGTTTTATATATCTTCATAATTTTGATCTTTTTTTAGTCAGACCGCCGATAGGTTAGGCGTTTGCCTGCAATGCCTTTAAGGGCGGCAATTGTGCGCATGGCATCATCATATCCGAGTTTTTCACGGTAGTTATAGCGGAAATCAAACTCAGTGGTGTAACGATGCAGGTGGCACGGGCTCACATGCTGATAAACGCCATAGATACCGCGCTTGAAGATACTAAAAAATCCCTCGATGGTGTTGGTATGATTGTCTCCCCTGACATATTCTCCTTGGCTATGAGTCACCACGTCATGTTTGGCAAACTCTTGCCCCATATATCTGTATTGCCCGGCATCATCGGTCATAAGGTCAATGCCGTTGACTTAAGGATTGGCACAGGCTATAATCATACGTAACTAATTGAATATAGGAGATAATAACATGATGAC